TGTATTTAGGACAAAAAGTAGCAACATACTCAGCACCGGTCTTGATAGCAAACCAACCAGCAACATAGTAACACTTGCTTTTTGGGGTAGTAGTGTACAAATGTAACTTACGCTTGACATCTAATATGCTGTTATAGATTTTATTCCTACTTGTTGGGAAGACTGCAAAGGGCGGGCTAGTGTCCTTGGGTTTGACCTTTGCAAGTTTCTCAAATTCTATATGCTTAAGTTTTTCAATAGCCTTGGTGCTATCATAGAGTTCAGTTTTGTTGTTGAGTTTAACTTTGTATTCACTACCCTCTTGAATAACATTACCAACTTTTTTGTCACCATCAGTGACTACCCAATATTGATTTTTAATAATTGGTTTAGCTATTAGATTCATTTTTAGTATCCTTGGTTAATTCTGCTACAAACAAGAAATGTTCATAGGCTTTTCTAACTGCTGGCACAGCTAGTAGTTTTTCTGCTTCCTCTTGCATTGCCTTGACTGCTTCCTCACAGGCTTCCCTAGCACTGGGCCATTGTAATGCGTGGTTATCTTCACCAAACGCTTTGCTTAGTTCATTCCAGCAACGTATTTGTTCTTCTGTTAATTTTGTTTCTTTACTAGCAGGACGCATGTCAGTGGCTTTTCTAATTACCTCACTAATCTTATCCTCTGCTACACGACCAGCCGCAATCATTGGTGCATGTGCAGGGTTTATATTGTAACGTGTTAATTTTCCACCTGGATAAACCTGTATTAGATGAGTACCTTTTGGTAATGCATCACTAAGTTTTTGGTCGTACTCATACACGGCCCTGTATCTACGACCCACTTTTTTATAATAAGTTATTTTCTCATTCATTGTAATCTAAATTTTTTCAAGTAATCTTTTACAACATCCAAGTTCTCTGCATCATACTCGGGTTTGTCTGGTTCGTCAAGTAAAATATCTAATCCATATTTTTCTTGATATAGTTCAACAAGCCCGTCAATCAACATACCCAATGTTTGTTCGTCAAGTTCATCAATGCCGGCTAAATTAATTCTAATTTTCTTATCCATTGAGTACACCTGTATAGGGATTGTTAAGCCACCGTGAATATGTTTCTGATTGTTCACTGAGCTTAGTCAATTCGTATTTGTTACAAAATTTCATAAAGTGTATACCAACTTGAGATGTTGTAGTTGTACGAACACCATTGTGAATTGATTCATCAACCAATTGTTTAATCTCGTCAGGTTGTGCAGTTAAGTCAATCAGCATACGATTGCGTTCATAGTCATCTTTAACCCGATGCTCGACATTTTCGTGGTCCAGCCAGCGTTGCAACATTAGATTGTTCCACGAAAAACCTTGCTTCATTCTATCTTCGTATGCTTCAATCAAACCAACCTTATTCTTAGAACCTTTTTCACGCACACCCGGATACGCACTGAATACGTTGTCGGAACTGTCTCCCCTCATACATTTTTTAAAAAGTAAGTACTGTGGATCCTCTAACAATTTAGGCTGTTTAGTTTTCTTATCTAGTATCGGCTTACCCGTATCTTTAAGATATCCGGAGAGTGTGATGAGTTCATTTGCGACTCCATTGTACTGGAACACTTTATCAGTAATAAGCTGAACATAATCGGAATCAGTGCTAATAATATAATGCGTGTCATTTGGATGTAGATGGATAAAACGGGCAATCAAATCATCAGCCTCAGCCCGTTCGTGCCTGAGTACACTGACGTTAGTTTTCTCTCGTATGTATGTGGTAAACTTTTCGTAAGTATCCCAAAACATAGCCGATTCTTCTTTTTCTTCCTCAGTGACTGACATTGCATCAACCACACGATTTTTTTTGTAAGGACCGTATACTGCCTTCCTCCACGATTTCCCCTCCAAGCAAAATACAACATGGTCAATTCCATAGCGTCTTACTGCTTGATTAACACTAGCAAGTGTCAAGTGTAGGGCCATGCCGATTTTTTCTTCTAATGTAGAGTTGCGACTAGCAACGTGTCTAGCACGGAAGAAGGTATTTGCGGTATCAATGAGTGCGTAAGTTTTGTGTGTCATGTGTGTATTATATACGTATATTTAAATATTGTCAAGTGATTTCTTCTAAAAACAAATCAGGATTTTCGGTTATAGTTCTAAATACGTCAGGATTATCAAGTGTGTATGGTACGAATTTACCCTTAACACGACTAATCGGTAAGGGATATCCTACAATACGATCCTCAACCACTTCAATCAACTCTTGCATAGAAATATCATATTTTGGATCAATCCATTCAAGTTTACGGGTACGTGTGTTAGTAAAGTTTAATCGTTTACTACTGTACACACGTTTAATATATTTTTCTAATTGATTGACATGCAGATTTTCTCCGTAATACAATTTTGAAAATTGTTGTTTTGCCGCGCTAGGATTGCAATAACCATCAACCAATCGTTTAGATAAGTGAGCAGTAATTCCAAATCCTAGCGTATCATTGTGGCTAGTCTTGATGATATAAAACCATTTCATGGTAATTTTGCTTTAATTTCTTCTGAGAGAAAATCAGTAACATCATATCCGTCTTGTGCATGAGCCATTACAATCCCCGGAACTGTATGTGTGCCACCTGCCATTTTGTAAATCTTTAAAATTAATGCTAATGCAACTGTTTTGTCAGGACTCTTTTCATATTTTACTGTTTGTAAAGAATATTTTTTATATGCCTCAGTAGTAGCTTCCTTTAATCCATTTGGATTAACAAAAACTTCTTTTACAGTAGCATTAAAGTCACGTACAAATTCTATAAAAGCCTTAGTATCAGTGCGAATGCCTGATTTAGGTTTAGTGCAATGTTCATATAGACCACCAAATAAACCAAATTCAGCATTGTCAACTTTTTCGCTCGACCAATATTTTTCGTGATTTGCACACAAGAATCTCCATGCATCAGCAGTCATCTTGTTCATACCACTAATGTGTGTTACTGCATTGGGTTCTTCTGCTTGAGGGTGATTTTTAGGTAATGTAGTAATACCGTATTCTTCTGCGATAGATTGCAATTCCTCTGCTTTAATAGAATCAGGATCAGTATCACTATCTAAACGAACACACAATGTATTCACTGCATGATTATCGTATTCTTCTATGGGTTTCTTACCTTCACCGTTAATATACAAAAAGTGTTTACGTGCAAAACTAAGACTATCGCTTTCTACATACATTACATCAACTTTGACACTTAACCAATCTTTTGATTCAATAATATTGCCATCAATTTTTAATCTACCTTTTCTTGCCAAGCCAGCAATTACCGCAAGTGTATGTTGACCATCAGTAACGTGAAAATAATCTTCGTTAAGAAGTTTTACTGCAAAGATAGGGTTTAATCGGCGCTCATCAAATACACCCGGTGCTGAAATATCACCACAATGACCGCCGTCTAATAGTCGCTGAATATCTTCATCACTAAGCAATAACCGTAATTCTATTTGTGCATGTTTAGGACGTTTGTTAAGTTCAAAATAAATATTGTTTGCAATATAGTGTGCAATGTTTTCATGCCATCCTGAGTTGGACCTATCATTTAATTCATCAGTTAGTCCAACAACATCTTTAACTTTAAACGTATTTTTTTCACGTTTGAGTTTATTGTCAATGGGTTCTAATTTAAGTTTTTGATTATTACTTTTCCATTTGTAGTAATATGCCATGAGTCACTCCTATCTATAAAGAAGTAGTTAGTTTAGCACCGAATCAATTAATTGTCAACCAAAATTTATAATACTTTAACTTACTTCTGTGCGCCCGTTACCCAAATCACGTGTTTTGATTTCTCGTAAATCTCTGTTAGTTGGATCTGCTTGTGCTTGCTCGTATACTTCTAAAGCAATGTTTCTGGCCACTGTCTGAAACCACCTATCGACTAAATCAGTATCCTTATCATCGTCACGCATCTTGTAACCCGCTTTTATTAAATTAAGAATGAATTTGTCGTTCCAGTCGAGTTCAAATGCACCTGCATTAATATTGTCAGGATCAATTTCCATACTCAATACATTGACATAAGGTTCACCTGCCGCGGTTGCTTTTTCCTTAGCGGATAATTCCTTGATGGGTTCTTTTACTTTGGGAGTGCGAGGTTTCTTTTCCTTAACAGGTGCTACGACCTGTTCTACTGGCTTCTTTTTAAATATATCAAATAGTCCCATTTTGTTTTGCTCTTTCGTATAATTTAAAGCTGGCTAAATTCTTTGCCTTTGACTCGCACATGATATCAAAGTTGTCATTGAATGTCAATGCCCAGTCGTTAACAGCCTCGTTCCAATAGTAGATACTATGGGCACGTAGTTTTTGTTTGTTATGTCCGGCAGCGATTAGCGTACCATGATCGGGTGCGATATGTCTGTCATGGTCAACAAGTACATCTTCCCGAGATACGGAATAGTGCATAGTAGGCCTAACACCACGCCAACTATCAATAACCTTTTTAACCAAATCGTTATCGTGTTCAATA